GGTGTCCTTGGTGGCCGTGTCAACAATAACGCTTTCAACAGCTATAAGATCGCAAGCGGTTATGCCGCGAACGTGTTTTATGGCGATGTGGTAAAGCTTGTTAGCGATGGGGTCGTCGAGAAGGATACTGGCACTGCCACGTTGACGCCGATTGGTGTTTTCGTGGGCTGCCGCTTTACCAACCCCACGACGAAGGAACTGACCTTTAGTCAGTATTGGCCGACGGGTACCGTAGCCTCAGACGCTTTTGCGTATGTGGTTGACGATCCGTATGCCGTGTTCCAAATCCAAGGCGATGACACGCTCGCTCAAACGGCTCTTGGCAACAACGCCGCTATTGTTCAAACCGCTGGCAGCACTGCCATCGGCACGAGCAAGAATGCGTTGGACGCTTCCACGATCAACACCACGAACACGCTTCCGTTGCGTATCGTGGCGTTTGTGGATGGCCCGGACAGCGCGGTCGGTGATGCGTACACTGATGTGATTGTTAAGTTCAACAATCACCAGTTGACCACCACCACTGGTGTTTAAGAGGAGTAACTAGCAATGGCAATTTCACGCGCACAGTTGCTCAAGGAACTCCTTCCGGGTCTTAATGCATTGTTCGGTCTTGAGTACAAGAAGTACGAAGACGAGCATGCTGAGATCTATGAGACGGAGAACTCTGAGCGTTCATTTGAAGAGGAAGTAAAACTTTCGGGATTCGGCGCTGCGCCGGTTAAGAACGAAGGTTCTGCAATCTCTTATGACAATGCCCAAGAGTCGTTTACGGCTCGCTACAACCACGAAACGATTGCAATGGGTTTTGCGATCACGGAAGAAGCCATGGAGGACAACCTCTATGATTCGCTTTCGTCTCGCTATACCAAAGCACTCGCTCGTGCGATGGCCTACACGAAGCAAGTTAAGGCGGCTTATCCGCTGAACGCTGGCTTCTCTGCTTATCAGTCAGGCGACGGTGTTTCGCTGTTCAATGCCAGCCATCCGCTGGTATCGGGCGGTACGAACTCCAACCGTCCGACGGTAGGTGTTGACTTGAACGAAACCTCGCTCGAAGCAGCGGTGATTCAGATTGCGGATTGGACTGACGAGCGTGGGCTGCTGATCGCTGCCCGTCCTCGTAAGCTCATCGTTCCGCCTGATCTGATGTTCGTGGCTCAGCGTATCCTCGCGACGGAACTCCGTCCGGCGACCGCTGACAACGACATCAACGCGCTGAAGTCGATGGGTGTCATTCCAGAAGGGTTCGCTGTGAACCACTATCTGACTGATGCCGCCGCTTGGTTCTTGATGACCGACGTCCCCAACGGTATGAAGCACTTTGTCCGTGCGCCTCTTGAGACGAGCATGGACGGAGATTTTGATACCGGGAATGTGCGGTACAAGGCCCGTGAGCGTTATTCGTTCGGCGTTTCTGATCCGCTTGGAATCTGGGGTTCGCCAGGTTCGGCTTGATCGGCAAGCTAAGAGGGGGGTCGAAAGACCCCCTTCTTTTTTCCTAGTGTTTTTTCATATCAGACAGGCTAGGCTGACGACATGCAGACTGATATGAACATCTCGCATGTGAGGATCTAAAGATGAGTTTGACTACTTTTTCCGGCCCAGTTAAATCCGAAAATGGATTCATTGGCCCAGTTGCTAACACCACTTTGACTGCTGCCTCCACGTTGACTGCAGCGGATAGTGGCCGTACTTTGTTTTTAAGCGCTACTGCAGAGTTTGCAACGACATTGCCAGCTCCTGCGGCAGGCCTTTCTTTTAGCTTTGTAGTGGCTGCCGCTCCGTCTGGCGCAAGCTATACGATTGTAACGAGCGGTAGCGCCAACATTATCAAAGGCGTTCAGTTTACGGCTGAAGATGCAGGCGGATCTGGTGACTCGGGAACTGCCGACGACACCATCACGTTTGTAGACGGTCAGGCTGTTGCTGGCGATCGCGTTGATTTAGTGTGCGACGGAACTAACTGGTTTGCTTATGCGTTTACCAAGTTGGTTGCTGGCCTTACCTTTACTCAAGCTAGCTAATTTAACCTTTGGATATGCGGGGAGTTTCTCCCCGCTATTCATTATTTAAAAGGGGTTTGCAATGCAAGCAGATGTATGGTCAGTCACGCTCGATTCTGACGCTGACTTCTATGTAGAAAGCACGACGCCAGGTGGTGCAGGCGCTTTGACGCTTGCCGCGACTCAGCCTGCTCTAAACGGGGCGGGTTACAAAGTTACTCAGACTTCAGCGAGTGGCGACAACACTAGCGTTAACTTTGTGATCACGGGTATCGAGGTAGGTGGAAACACCATTACCGAAACCTTAGCAGGCGCTGATGGTTCAGGTGGTGCAGCTTCGGTATCTTCAACGAACTACTTTGCGGTTGTCACGAGCATCACGGTGAGTGCCGGTACAACTGGCGCGATCACGGTAGGTTTTGGCGGAAGCCTTGCCCTGCCTCGTACTCGCATCAAAGATTGGTACTACGTGGGTAATGGCAGCGCAGGCAGTATCTCGGTAGTGAGCAATGGCGAAACGATTCCTCGTTTGAAGATTGTATCGCCAGCGACCACGACGCCAGAAGCCTACTCTCAAACCTTATCGGGTGAGGGGATCTTGGTGGGACAAGTCGGTGATAAGTTCGCTGTTGTGACCACCACAAACATCACCTCCTACACCTTAACCTGCGGCTAATGGCTAGCGCCAAGAATGTCAAAAGGTTGCCTTCGGGTGGCATTGAGTACCGAGGGGAGAGGTTCTCGGGGTTTAATAAACCTAAGAACGCTCCTGCTGGTGACAAACACAAGAAGGTGGTTTTGGCGAAGAAAGGGGATGACGTTAAATTAGTTCGATTTGGACGGAGAGGTTATGGTCACAACTACTCGCCGGAAGCCCGGAAAAACTACCTTGCGCGCAGCGCGGGGATCAAAGGGAAGGGCGGCAAAAGCACCGCGAGTGACCCTTTCTCCGCGAATTACTGGGCGAGGAAAGTTCTTTGGGCAGGCTCGGGAGGTAGCAAAGCGTCTCCTCCAGGCGGTTCGCGATTTAAAGGAAAGGCTTAAGTCATGGCTATAAATCGATCCAACATGGGCAAGAAAATCCAAAAAGCCCCTTCTTCGCCAAGTGCTAAGAAGAAAATAGCTACCGTTATGGATGAGTACGGAAAAGGCATCCTTACATCTGGCTCTGGCAAAAAGGTGACAAACCGCGATCAAGCCGTAGCCATTGCGCTAGCCGAAGGTCGTGGCGCAACGAGCCGCGCACAAAGAGGAATGGGCGTAACAACCTATCGAGATTCTTTGAGTCGTCGCTTTGGTAATCCAGAAACCCCGATGATGCGTGACATGCTCATGCGCAAAGCTCAGGGTAAATCTACTACCCCAGAACGTCCTGTTCCTCGTGCTGTTTCTGATGAAGAGCTAAAGGCACAGTCAGCTCGCATCGCGGCTGAAAAGCAACGACAGGCTCAGCAACGCGTTAAAGATAAAGATGCGCGTAAACGAGATCAAGAGGCTTATGAAAAAGCCACAGGTCGTAAACTTCCAAAAGGAGATTGAGTCATGATGAAGTGTCGTGGCATGGGAGCAGCCATGCGTAAGTTAGGTGGCGGAGTGATGAAGCCGGTTGCTATGAAAGAAGGCAAGATGGTTGAGCGTAAGCAGATGGGTCAGGGTATTTCTCGTTTAGCTCCTCCTCCTATGGGAAAAGTGGTAGATGCTGGAAGTCCTCGCTCTATTGCACCTAAAGCTCCTGTTTACAAATCGCCTGTTCCAGAGCGTAATCCGATGCGTACGCCAGCTAAATCTGCAGCTAAGTCAGAGCGAAGTTCAATGTCTGACCGACGAGCTTATGGGAAAATGATTAAACGCAAAATGAAAGGTAAGAGCTGCTAAGTGGCTACTAGCGCATCAGCAACCTTTAACCTCGACCTCAACGCCATTGTAGAAGAGGCGTTTGAGCGTTGCGGGGCTGAACTCAGATCAGGCTACGACCTTCGCACAGCGCGACGTAGCTTAAATCTGATGTTGCTGGAATGGGCAAACCGAGGCATTAACCTTTGGACGATTGAGCAGGGAAGTCAGGTTTTAACGCCAGGGACGGCGACCTACAACATTCCTGTCGATACGGTGGATTTGATCGAGCATGTCATTCGCACCGGCACAGGATCTAACCAAACAGATATTGATATCACTCGTATCTCGGTTAGCACCTACGCCTCGATCCCCAACAAGACTGCCACGGGTCGCCCCATTCAGATCTACATTGATCGCAAGACGGGAGCCACCAACTCATCGAGCGTCGTTCAATACCCGACCTTTACCGTGTGGCCGGTTCCCGACAATAGCCAAACCTACACGCTGGTGTACTGGCGGCTACGTCGGATGCTTGATGCAGGTAACGGTGCCACGACCCAAGACATTCCTTTTCGTTTCTTGCCTTGCTTGGTAGCGGGGTTGGCGTATTACCTTGCCTTAAAAATTCCTGGGGCAGAGCAACGCATTCCCATGCTCAAGCAAATGTATGACGAGGCTTGGGTGATGGCAGCGGAAGAGGATCGAGAGAAAGCCTCGGTACGCTTTGTACCTCGGCAAGCCTTTATCGGATCATAACCATGCCAAACCAGTTTGCATCGGGCAAGCATGCGATTGCGGAATGCGATCGATGTGGCTTCCAATACAAACTGAGCCAGTTAAAAGAACTGGTCATCAAAACCCAAAACGTCAACATTTTGGTGTGTGAAGTATGCTGGGAGCCTGATCAACCGCAGTTACAGTTAGGCATGTATCCTGTAGAAGATCCGCAGGCCATTCGTAATCCGCGTCCTGATACAAGTTATTATGAGGTAGGATCAAACGGAGCGGGAGGCAGTCGAGTGATTCAATGGGGATGGAATCCTGTTGGAGGTGCCTCTGATCTTTATGGAGACTTAACTCCTAATGATTTGGTTGCGAGAGCTGCCTTGGGTTCTGTGACCGTAACAACGAGCTAACCATGAACTACGCACAGTTAAGCCAAGCTATTCAAGACTATGTGCAATCGACCGAAACGTCGTTTGTCAATAACATCCCTACCTTTGTGAGGCAGGCTGAAGAGCGGATCTACAATACCGTTCAGTTCCCAGCGCTTCGCAAAAACATGACGGGTACCACGGCTGCTAGCAACAAATACCTAGCTTGCCCTGATGACTTTTTAGCAACTTACTCATTAGCTGTAATTAAAGGCGATGGCAGCTATGAGTATCTTTTAAACAAAGATGTGAACTTTATTCGTGAATCTTATCCGTCGCCTACTGACACGGGGGTACCCGCCTACTATGCATTGTTTGGCCCCAGATCAGATCAGCCGACGGAACTTACCTTTATCTTAGGGCCAACCCCTGACAATGTTTACTCGATGGAGTTGCATTACTTCTTCTATCCAGAGTCCATTGTAACGGCAGGAACGAGCTGGCTCGGAGATAACTTTGATAGTGTTTTGTTGTATGGATCATTAATTGAGGCATATACCTACTTGAAGGGCGATGCTGATTTAATGTCTCAGTATGACAACAAGTACAAAGAAGCGTTACTCCTTGCCAAGCGATTAGGTGACGGCATGGAGCGTCAAGATGCGTATCGGTCTGGTCAAGCAAGGATTCCCGTAACATGAGTGGATTTAGCGGCGGAATGGAAATCGGCCCCGTCACGGTAATGACAACTCAGAACCGAGGCTTCACGCCAGAAGAGATTGCTGAACGCGCTTTGCAGAAGATTATCTACATTGGCGAGCAAAGCCATCCTGTGATTGTCGAGCAGGCTAAAGCCTTTCGAGGTCACATTAAAGAAGTTTTAGTTCAATATTTGAAAGAAGCCCAACAAAGCGAACGCACTACGATCAAGGCGAAGCTATTGCTACAGGGCCACAATGACTTAGCTAAGATCATAGGAGAACTGTAATGGCTATCACTCAAGCGATGGCGACGAGCTTTAAGGTAGATATCCTTAATGGCGTCCACGCCTTTGGCACCACCGTCACTCGCGGTTCAACGGCAGCCGACACTTTTAAGATCGCCCTCTATACTTCGTCTGCCACGTTGGATTCGACGACTACGGCCTACTCGGTCACCAACGAAGTGAGTGGAACAGGTTATAGCGCAGGCGGTAACACGCTTTCGGTATCGCAAGTCCCAACGTCAACCTCAACGACGGCATGGTTAGATTTTTCTGACACGACTTGGAGTTCTGCTACCATCACCGCTAATGGCGCGTTGATTTACAACAGCAGCCAATCGAATAAAGCGGTGGCGGTGCTGGCCTTTGGTGGGGACAAGACCTCGACCAATGGCGATTTTACAATTGTGTTTCCGACGGCAGACTCTTCAAACGCCATCATTCGGATCGCTTAAAAGCGGAGGCCGCGTAAGTGGCTAACGCAAGAGTTGCCTTTGAAGGCTGGGGAGCTTCGGGCGTTGCCTGGGGTGACCAGCCATGGGGTCAAGGCACCAGTTCAAATATTGAAGCAACGGGCGAGACTGGCACCGTTGTTATTAATGCTGTTGCGGTTACGGGCGTTACAGGCCAGGCGGTTCTTGCAGGGCTAGGCGATGAGACCGTTATCGCAACGGCTAATGTTGATGTTACGGGAGTTACTGCCTCTGGGTTAGTGGGCAGTGTTTTAGTTGAAGCGACTGCCTCGATCCTCTTAACAGGTGTTGAGGCAACGGGTGAAACCGGCACCGCTACGATCGAAGCAGATTCTGTTGTTACAATAACAGGCGTTCAGGCGCTTGGCGCAACGGGTTCTGTTGTTGTTCAGGCTAAGGCAGATATTTTAGTCACGGGCATTGAGGCAGTTTCTGCCGTAGGCTCAGTTACAATTGCGCTTAGCCAAAACATCCCAGTTACTGGGGTTACGGGAACCACAAATCTTGGAACGGTTGTCGCAACCGCAGGCGCAGATGCTGTGGTTGTTGGTGTTTCCGCGCAAGGTATTGTTGGGTATTACATTGTTTGGGGATTGGTAGACACCACACAGAATCCTGCGTGGGGAGATATTTCAACTACTCAGTCTCCGGCTTGGTCTGCAGTTAGCGCAACGCAGTCGCCAAGTTGGTCTCAAATTTCAAACACACAGTCGGCGGGATGGGGTAATGTTTCAACAACCCAATCGCCAAATTGGACGCAGATAGCAGCGTAGAGGTAAGCGAATGGCAACCTATAGCAATATTGGTATTAAGCTGATCACCACGGGTGACGAGAGTGGAACTTGGGGCGATACCACCAATACCAACTTTTCTGACATTTTGGATGAAGCCATTGCTGGCGCGGTCACCTACAACATTGCGAGTGACGCAGACGCGACTCTAACGGTTTCCGATGGTAGCTCCAGCGATGGTCGCCATGCGGTAATCAACTTTACCTCGACAACTTTAACTGCCACACGCACGATCACCTTTGCCCCTGACACGCTTCAGAAGACCTGGCTCGTTATCAA